GGGAAGAAAAAAACAAAGAGAAGGGACATACTTATTTACTATAGACTGGTGTGCTGGTGATTATAATGAATTAGATTTTGGTTATGCAGAAAAACCAGATCAACACAAATGTGGACATGTAATAGAATTAGACGATGGTAACTATGCAATTCAACCCAACAATAGACTAAGGATCTTTGATCCATCTATGGCAGCTGATCCAAGCAAACCTCTTATACATAGATTAGTTAATACTAAAATATGGTCTGTGGAAGATACATCAAAATGGATAACTGACGAAAATGAAGAGGGCAGTTATGACTATGAATATAAGGAGATGAAAGATGGCGAAGAAAAAATCAACAGTAAATAAAGCAGGTAACTATACTAAGCCAGGTATGAGAAAGAGAATGTTTAATGCTATTATGGCTGGATCAAAAGGTGGAAAACCTGGACAATGGTCAGCAAGAAAAGCCCAGATGTTAGCGAAGAGATATAAAGCAGCTGGTGGAGGGTACAAGTAATGGTAAAAAAATTAAATAAAGTAGCAAAGGCTTTAGGTAAAGCATCAAAGCTACATAAAAAACAATCTAACATTATAAAAAAACATATTAAAGAAATGAAATCTTATGGCAAAAAAAAGAGATCCTAAAGTAGGAACTGGTAAAAAGCCAAAAGGTTCAGGTAGGAGGTTATATACAGATGAAAATCCTAAAGATACTGTCGGAATTAAGTTTGCAACTCCGTCAGACGCTAGAGAAACTGTGGCAAAAGTTAAAAGAATTAACAAACCGTTTGCTAGAAAAATTCAAATCTTAACTGTAGGAGAGCAACGTGCAAAAGTTATGGGTAAAGCACAGGTTGCAGCTATATTTAAGAAGGGAAAAGAAGCAATAAGAAAAGGGAGAAAAGCATAATGGCTTTAGCAAAAAGTCAGAGAAGTTTAAAAGCATGGTCAAAACAAAAATGGCGAACAAAATCTGGCAAAAAATCTTCAGTTACTGGAGAAAGATATTTACCAGAGAAAGCTATAAAAAGTCTGTCCGCTGCAGAGTATGCGGCAACGACAAGAGCCAAGCGAAAAGGAACAAAAAAGGGCAAACAGTTTGTGAAGCAACCAAAAAACATTGCAAAAAAAACAGCTAAATACAGGAGGTATAGCTAATGCCAGGACATTACGGAAAAATAAAAAACAAAATGAAAATGAAAAACAAAATGAAGATGAACGGTGGCAAGAAAGTCACTGGTAACAGAAAAAAATTAGACATGGACAAAGACGGAAAACTAACTAAAAAAGACTTTGCTATGTTAAGAGCTAAAAAAAATAAAGGTAAAGCATAATGCCAGGAAAAGGACTATACGCTAACATTCATGCTAAAAGAAAACGTGGTGGTAAAATGAAAAAGAAAGGTGACAAGGGTGCACCTACTGCTGCTAATTTTAGAAGAGCTGCAATGACAGTTAAGAAAAAATAATGGTAGCAAAAAAATATCAAAACCCCTCAGGTGGATTAAATGAAGCAGGTCGTAAGTTTTTTAAAAGAACGACTGGTGCTAATTTAAAAAGACCTAGTAAAAAGGTAGGAAATAAAAGACGTGCCTCATTTTGTGCGAGAATGAAAGGCATGAAAAAAAAATTAACTTCTAAAAAAGTTGCTAATGATCCGAACTCTAGAATTAATAAAGCACTTCGTGCTTGGAATTGTTAGTACAATAATTTTTATACATATCAGTATGGCAGAAACAAACACAGCAAAAAAATTTATAGAGACAGTGGATAGAGTTAAAAAAACTTATCCAGAAGGTTCTCTTGAATCTAGGATACCTACTTCTTTAATCACTACTATAGCTATTACAGAGACAGGTAATTTTAAATTTCCAGGTGCACCAACAGCTGAAAGAGCTAATAACTTTTTTGGTATAAAAGCAGTTGGAGACCAGCCATTTTTAACCACATCAGGTGGTGCAAACCTTAGACAGTTTGAAGATAGTGAAGACAGCATAAGAGGTTTTATAAATCTAGTATCAACTAGTCCTATTTATGAAAAATTTAGAGACAGTATTGAAAAATCAGAATCACTACCTAAAATTTTTAAAACACTAACACCTTATTCAGAGAATGAAAACTATCCAGGTGTGTTATCAAGTATATATAATACTAGAGTAAAACCTTTAATACAGACAAATAGAATGATACCTGAATCAAAACCTATGGATCAGCAGATGCAAGGAATTATGGGTTCTGGCACTAATTACTAGAAAAAAAAGGCTCTGAGAAGGCCATAGAGTGCCCTCTTTTTACTTTTAGGTACCTAGGGTACCCCCTAAAAATTAAAAGGAGAGGGTTTTTACACCCTCTCCCCCAAGGCAACACAAGACGCTCGGTGGACTCAAACCACCCTATGAGCGTCTTTTTTTTTGGCTGTTATAATGTCTACGATCTGACCATCTAACACTCCAAAACCAGTTACTTAATTTACAATTTAATTTTTCTGCAAAGTCCATAATAAAATTATGTCTCCAACTAAATTGTTTGAAGTAATTTTTTAATATCTTCTTCAAGTTTTTTACCTACTGAATTACAATGATTTATAATTGCTGCACATAGATTACCATGATACTTATAATCTTTTAATGCCTCTCTAATTTTACCTACAGGTTTACCGCCATAATCTAATACTATATTATTTTTAGCACCTAAACCAATTTTTAACTCAAACAATAATCCTATATGATTTTTTATACTATCTGGTATTTTTTTTGTTTTCTCTTTCTGTGACATTGTTTGTAGTCTCCTCTATTTCTGTTAGTTTTGCAAGTGCTCCCATTACAGTAGCTACTTCTCCGTATGGTTTAGCCATTAAATATTTAAATAATTCTTTTAAAATACTAGATGGTAATACATATTTTTTTTCTTTTATATTATTATTAATTGTCATTGTAATACTCCATTATTATTTTTATTTTATCACGAGCGTCAGCCCATTTGTCTAGTTGTTTATTTATTTCGTCAATAAACTGCGGGTGCTCACCTATACCTGCAGGATTTTCTAAATACACATTAATTGTTGCTCTTGCTTCTGCAATTTGTGCGTTGTACCTTTTTACTAATGCGTCAAAAAAAGGATTTAATCTAACTGCTGTTGTCATTATATCATAACCTCCCCACTCGGATCTTTTGTCCAAGATGAATATATTTTTTTAATTAGTCTTTTATCAGTAAGGTATGGATTGTACACACCTTCTTTTTTAAATTGTTGTTTACAATGTTCTACTGTTTCCAAAAGAGTTAGTCTATCTCTCATACATCCAGAAATAACATCTTCAACTTCTATTAAACATTGTTTTACTGCTCCCACTTTTCTACCTCCTGTATTAGTTTGTTTAGGTACCACTGTGATTTTTTTAAATCCTCCAATGGTTTACCTTTAAATTTAAATCTGCCAACGTACTTTATTATATTACCTTTTAAGTAGCCAACAAATTCATCCTTAGTCATATAGTCTTGTATGACTTCAATAGTTTCACGCTTACCTTGCAAGTAATGCCTTGGTGAATTTACATTATCAACCATATAATTTTTTAACCTGTTTAATAGACATTGTTTCTAAATCATATGTCCCATTATTAACATTGTATTTTATAATTAAACCACTCCACCATAAGTGTTGTGTACCTTTAGCATAACTTTCTTTATGAGTCAAGTAACATCCAGCAGATAAAGCATGTAATTTTTTACCTAGTGGTGTAGTTGATATTGCATAATCTAATAAATGAGAATGACCTACTGTAGCAGAAACTTTATGTTTATTTAAAATAGTTCTTGCTATATTTTCACCTGATATAGATGTGCCCATAACTCCAGATGGTAAATAATGCACATAGTGCACACCATCAATAACTTTAATTTGTTTATATGGAACTTGCTTCCATCCAAATTTTTTATAGTTTAAACTAGAGATAGATAATGTACCTTCTAACTCTGGATTATCCTGTACAACTCTATCAATTCTATCTTCATGATTACCTAATATCATAGTCTTTTTAACTTTGTAACTACCTAAACCTTTATTAAATTTTGCAAGTGCATCTTCTGTATGTTCAACATCTTTATTAAAACGTTTACCTTCAAAAGACATTTTACCTTTGTCATATGACGATAGAGAATCTACACTACAAAAATCTCCCATACATATTACATGAGTAGCTTTTATATCTTTAGCTAATCTACCTGCCCATAAAAATCTTTCATTGCTTGTGCCAGGTGTGCAATGAGGATCACCTATAACTAAATGTGTTGCCATTAGTTTAACTCCTTATCTCTTTTTCTTTTTAATGCTTCTAAAAAATCTATAACATTATCTTCATCAAATTGTGCATCTTCATTTGGTAATGGTATAGAAATATCATTTACTGTTGTCTTTGCTTTATCTTCTGCAAAACCTTTTAACCCAAGTAAGTAAGTGGTATGAGGATCTAGAGTTGCATGTTTAATCATACCTCTTGCAATAATTGCACAGATATCTTCTTCATACTCTAAGTCTTTTGCATTTTTACCAAACAGTATACCACAACTAAACCCTTTATCCCAGGGTGTTATGATAACTTTTATAGCATCATCTATGGTAAATATCTTTTTCTTTTTTGACATTTTGTTCTCCAATAATTTTAAAAAAATGTTCAGCACTAAATATTACAAGAGGTTTTTGCCTATTTATTTTTATAAACAATAATGGTTGTAAGTTACCATGATTACTTGCTTGATCATATGCTTTGTAAACATTTTTAAATGTTTCAACATTTTTACATTCAATATCGAATGGAAAAATTTCTTTAGCTTTAAGGGATAATTTAACATCAGCACCACTCTCACCCATGATAGCAGTTCTAATATCATCATTGGTCAGGGTAGGAAATAGACCCCTTAAACTACTCCCTACCCAATCCTGAAGTCTACGACCCTTAGATTTCCGACTGCGTACTTTCATCTTTCCTCGGATTGTTTACTTCAGTATACCAAACCCATTTAGGGTTTTTACCTTGCGACTGTTGCTGTGGCAACAATTGCACTTTGCTTCCCCAACAAGGAAGTTTGTATGGGCAGAAAGAACATACTGTGCCCAAAACTCTATTGCCAGTTTTTTTACCACGAAAAGTTTCTTCTATATCTTCGTAACATTTTTTAAATGGCTCATCATTTTCTAATGCTTTGGCATTATTAATTGCTAAAGATAATGCTTTCGATCTATATTCACTATCAGCAACAGGTGTTTCACAAACAGTCCATTCACCTGTTGATTTATTAATAACAATCCATCCACCAAAGGGAAGTTTTAATGACTCGGAATATAGATAACCTTGTGGTACATAACCAAAGGCATCGTCTTCTGCAACTGCTTCAAAACCTCCAGACTCTCCAAACTTTTTTTCAAACGAATATGGTGAGGCACTTTTAATGTCCCATATTTTTTGATCAATTTTTGTATCATATTCACCATCAATGATGGTTCCATCTTTTTTGTACTGTACTTTTTTATGTTCATCTTCAATATTAACTCCTGCTGATTTCATTACAAATATAGCTAACGCTTCTATTAAATCACCAAATGTATTTCTCATTTTAGAATTATATGGTGCACCTTCTCCTTTAATACCTTTAGCTTCCATCTGTAGTTGACATAGTGGTCTACCTATACTACTCATTCTAGGTGACTTCTTTTCTTTTCTAGGTTCAGAAAATTGTTTTAGCAAGGCGTTTTTACACGCCTCACCAAACTCTTCAACAAGTTTACTATCAACTTCTACAGTATC